ATATACATATAAAGATAGAACTTATCCAATTTGGGATAAGGCTTGGATTACCGACCCTACTGTATCACTATTTCCAATACCTGGCTTTAGTGACGCAAATGCGTACATTTGGACTACAGATTGGACAGAAAGAGTAACAGGGTGTCCAAATTCAATTATGGATTTATATGAACAAACACATAGTATTATGATGTTTTTTGAGAAACACATGGAACATTTAAGTTATCTAGGTACAGAACCAGATGAGTATGGGTACGATGGATTTAAATGGGTATATGAACCAATGCCTCTAGAACAGGCAAAACCAATTATAAGGAAGTTTATTGAATCGCAGAATGAATCGGAGCTTTCTAGCGCGTCAAAGGTCACAGCGTAGAATATGGTCAATGAAGAAGAAAAGTCAACCTGAATATCTGATAACTAGAAAAGAGGACTTACGGTTTCCTCTTTTTGTTATTCATAGTGATAATGTTGACTTAATTGACGGAATTATATGGCTTGATGACCAAGTGTTAGATGATAAAAACATGGAAGGAGACTCAATAGGTCTCCGCAGAATACAAAGTCCTATGCAAAGTATTTACCCTCTAAGATATATGATAGAAGATATTACAGGTCTAATGAGACACAGAGGTAAGTTCTTTATTGATAGTAATGGACTAGTCTTTAATTATGAAAAGACTGAAACCGTAAAAGTACACTATCACAAGATTAGAAAAAAGGAAAAGAAAACAACGGCAACAGTATTGTGGTTAAAAGATTGTCCATTTCCTTTTGCAGAAAAGAGTCCACCCAGAGAAGAACTCACGTGGGCAGGAGTATTATATAAAGAAGGTATTCCTATGGCAATATATGACTTTGCCGAAGAAAAACAAAAATCCACATGGAGAAAAATATGAATATAGAAATTTTTGGAAAAACGCAATGTCCCTACTGTGATAAAGCAAAATTTGCTGCACAGTCTTTTATTCAAGAGACTTCGCATACTTATGAGTATCAACAGTTAGGAACTGACTTTGATATGCAATTTATTGCAGAAAACTTTCCTACTGCTAGAACTTTTCCTCAAATTAGAATTGATGGCGAGAATATCGGTGGGTATGATAACTTTGTGGAGTACTTAAATGGACTTCGATAAAATAGTAGAAAAGATGCAAAAAGGCGTCGTACTACTAGAGTATACCAGTCTTATTTCTGGTAACGAAAAGCAAAGAGAAATGACTCTATGCCCTACTTTTATACCAGACGGGCAAAGAATAGTAAACTCTCAGAAATGGAAACAAGACCAGAATGACAAAATGATTTGCTATGATATAGAGTTTGGCAAATGGGACGATATTGATAAAGACACTATTCTTAGTTGGAAAGTGGTTGAAAAAGAAAAGGATTTTAAAAAGATACAGAAAGAACTTACGGAGCTGAACCATGACGGTGATGAGGATAACTAGCTTTATCGATGAAGATGAAGTTGAGTTTTTAAAAGAGTATATAACACACGCAATTCCTAACCCTTCCAAACAAGTTGCATTTATAAGGAAAAAAGATGGAAAACTGTTTAGTGTAGATAGAGATTATTACTCTGTTAATAGTCCTCTTAAAATTTTTGATAGAGTTCGAAAAATAGCAGAAAAAAACTATCATGTACCTATTACTTTTAGAAAAGACGCGTATGCACAAATTATGCACTATAAAACAGGAAGTAAAGGATTAGATTGGCATGAAGATAAAAACCTATGTTATGTAGGAGCTAGTATAAATCTTACCCCAGACTATGACCATGAAGGAGGTAACTTTGAAATTTGGAATAGTTCACTTACAAACCCATATAGAAGTATGGTAATGTATGATAATAAAACAAGGCACAGAGTCACAGGAGTAAGTGGCGGAGAAAAACTAAGTTTAGTAATGTGGCTGCCCAAAGTTGGGCAAAGTGTTAGCGATGGCAAAGAGTGGAGATATGAATAGAGAAAGATGGGTATACTTTTACGAAATAGTGGGTGTTATAACCTGCTTTTTTATCACATCTAATATACTTGTAGGTTGGTTCGGATAGTGTGTGGATTTGTAGGCACAACCAATCATGCAGTACACAAATTGATGCTCAGCAAACAAGAGCATCGTGGTCCTGATGCGTCCACCTATTGGTCTGATGAAACTTTTAGTTTCGGACATTGTTTATTAGATATTACAGGGTCTAATCAAACTCAACCTGTAACAACCCCCAATGGTAATATATTACTTTTTAATGGAGAAATGTACGATTCTCGTATGCAGAACGATACTGTGTGGCTGGGTAAAATGCTCGATAAATATGGAGTATCAGTACTAGAATGGAGTGATTGGCATGGTTCTATTGCCTATTACAACCCTAAAGCAAAAAGACTTACACTAATTAGAGACCAATTTGGAACTAAACCACTATGGTGGAAGTTTGATGGAAAACACTTTGAATTTAGTACAAGTTGTAAGTCTTTCTTAGACAAAGAATTACAGAATAGAACAACAGCATTTGGCTCTATGGGAGATGAATGTATTTGGAAAGCTACCCACAAAGTAGAACCTGGCGGGTACTTAGAGTTTGACATTGTAAATAACAACTTTAAGCTAACTAGAAGAAACTTATGGAATTGGCTACACTTTCATAAAAAAGAGTTTGACGCAGAAGAGTTTAGATATATGACAAAAGAGTCAATATTAAAAGTAGCAAATTATGGCAATTCTAACAATAAACATGCAATATTTCTGAGTGGCGGGTTCGATAGCCAGCTAGTAGCCTCTATATGCCGTGAAAGTACTAAGGATATCACGCTTTTCACTTGCGGTTATAGTAACGAAAAAGGAAATGTTTGGGAACATATGGGTTTCCAAGATGAAAGTAAAATGGCAATAAAATCTGCCGAATTATGGGGTAGAGAAGTAGTAAAAGTAGACTTAGGAAAAGATGAAAGAATCGCATTGGGTAAGACTTGGCTAGCAGGTACACATTATGCGTGGTCAGACCACAATAGACAAGCACCTAGATATAAATTAGCAAAAGCTGCTGCAGAACATGGCTGTAAAGTAGTATTAACAGGAGATAGTGGAGACGAACTATTCTCAGGCTATATGCACCATGATAAAAGATTTAAAAAAGGGTATTGTGAAGCAATGATGGCTCAGGCAAAAGACTGGAGATGGTTTCCCCATAAAGTTATGGAACTATCAGACCCTATGGCAAACTCTCTATTTATAGATTTGCTTACAACATCTGAGCAGAATATTCTTGCAACTGACCAGACAGTAGGACTGTTCGGTATGGAGGCTAGAATACCCTTATTAACGCAGAGATATGTACAATATAACATGACTTTGCCAACAAAGACAAGATTTACACAATTTAAAGGATTACAGACAGGCACAACTAAGTATCTTATGAGAGAAGTAATGAAAGAGTACTTACCTGATCATGTAGTAAATAGAAAGAATAAAACAGGGTGGAGTTCCCCATGGGATAATAACCATACCGAGCAATCACAACGTTGGAGACAAGAGGATTTAGACCTCTTAACAAGGCTAGGTAGATGAAGGCAGTAGTAAGTAACAGAATACAGTTGCAAGGCGATGCTGTTATGCTTGAAAATCTCGAAAGAGAGCTAACTTATAGTTTACCTCCTCGTATGCCACAAGACCCACCAATGATAATAAAGACAATACGCCCCTTGCGAGAAGGTTTGGTTTCCATACCTGTCGGAAGATTAGACTTAGTACCAGAGGAGTATGAAATTATCGACAAACGCGTACAAGCGCCGATGGTGTTTCCAGAGTTTAAGTTCGAGTTACGTGCGTCCCAACAAGAGGTCTATGACGCAGTAGACGACAACAGTATAATTAACGCTTGGGTAAGTTGGGGAAAGACTTTTACAGGTCTAGCCATAGCTGCTAAGCTTGGTCAGAAAACATTAGTAGTAACACATACAACCAATTTGAGGAATCAATGGGAAAAGGAAGTAGAAAAGTGCTTCGGGATAAAGGCAGGGAGAATCGGGAGCGGGAGCTTCGACACTTCGTCCCCGATAGTCGTTGGGAACATTCAAAGTTTGTACCGCAGGATAGACGAGATAAAACATTTATTCGGGACAGTCGTTTTGGACGAGATGCACCACGTTTCGTCCCCGACGTTTACCCGAATAGTAGACGAAATGCCGAGCCGATACAAGATAGGACTGACAGGAACGCTGGAGAGAAAGGACGGGAGACACGTAGTATTCAGGGATTACTTTGGTCAGAACGTACTTAAGCCGCCCAAAGAAAATTACATGACTCCAGAAATAGATGTCATAAAATCCGAAATAAGATTCCTTGATGGAAGCTTTACTCCTTGGGCAGAGAGAATCAATCATCTAGCTACGAATGAAGAATATATACATAGTGTGGCTCTGATTGCGTCAACGTATGCCGCCGAAGGGCATAAAGTACTAGTAGTATCGGATAGAGTGGCGTTCTTGAAAGTTTGTCAACGATTAGTTGGTGAAAATTCAGTTTGCATAACTGGAGATATGGATTTTACGGAAAGAGAAGATACAATGCGTAGAATGGGCGGAGATAAGAATATCCTCTTTGGTACACAATCAATTTTCTCTGAAGGTATATCCTTAGATGTACTGAGCTGTTTGGTGCTTGGTACCCCAGTAAATAATGAACCTCTTCTTACTCAGCTAATCGGTAGGGTAATAAGGAAGAAAGAAGGTAAAATACAACCAAAAATAGTAGATATCCACTTGAAAGGTAAGACGGCAGCTAGACAAGCTAACGCGCGAATGGGATATTATGTGAAACAAGATTATAAGATAAACATTAAGTAACAGAAACTTTATTTGAATTAAATACATGAAAAAAATAGTTCTTGACAACCCCTCAAAAAATTGGTATAATATATGATATATTTTGACTGGAAGAAGATTCTAGAAGCGACTAATGGAAATGTTGCTGATATAATTACTATTATGAGAATTATTACTTATAAAATTACACCAGCGAATTACTATGATAAAACATTTAAGTTTTATGAAAAGAGTTTTCACGGTAGTTCTTATCTGTTAAACCCAGAAGCACTACTCGAGAAAGGTCGTACTTATAGCGATAAAGAGGTTGCGGAATATGTAGGTGTTGCATCGTTCCGAAACCCTTATGAGTACTTAAAAACTAAAGACACCACACTAGACCTCATTTTCTGTCAAGTTAGTGAGGACACGATAAACCAAAACAGACTGCTCGAGATTAGAGATGGAAAGGTTCATTTCAAATACGAGGAGACACAATAAGGAGAAATATTATGGCAATAGGCTTTAATACAACAAAGGGCTCAGCCCAAAAGTCCAAGATTGAAACTTACAATTTTGGCAACAAGGAAGACCATCACATACGTTTAGTAGGTGATTTACTTCCAAGATATGTCTACTGGATAAAAGGCGAAAACAATAAAAACATTCCTATGGAGTGTTTGTCTTTCGATAGAAATTCAGAGACTTTTAACAATGTCGAGCATGACCATGTTCGAGATTTTTACCCTGACTTAAAATGTGGTTGGGCTTATGCAGTCCAAGGCATTGACTACTCTGACAAAACTGTCAAAGTTGTTAATCTAAAAAGGAAACTTTTTGACCAAATCTTAGTAGCAATGGAAGACATTGGAAATCCTACTGATCCTGAGACTGGTTGGGATATTTACTTTAAAAGGTTAAAGACAGGGCCACAAGTATTTAATGTTGAGTATCAACTACAAATGCTTAAATGTAAACCACGTGCGTTGGAAGACTGGGAGCAAGAATTAGTTGCAGACCTAAAATCCATGGACGACGTTCTTCCTAGACCTACACCTGATGCTCAATTAGAGCTACTCAAAAGAGTACAGGGTGCAGAAAACGAAGAAACTGTAGACGAGGAGTTTGACGTATCATGATTGGAGTAGGACAAAAATTTCCAGAGTACTCACTTAACGGAGTAAACTGTGATAATGAAATGTGTGAAGTTGACACATGGTGGAATGATGATGGCTGGCAAGTTATCTATTTCTACCCAAAAGACTTTACTTTTATATGTCCTACCGAAATTGCGGGTATGGATATGCTTGTAGACCATGCTCATGTTATAGGTATTAGTGGCGATAACGAACATTGTAAGTTGGCTTGGAAAACAGTCAATGGTGCAATACGAGATATCGAACACACTTTAGCCGCTGACTGTGGCTTATACCTCTCTGAGGAGTTGGGTATTATAGATGAGAGTGAAGGAGTTCCTTTCAGAGCTACATATATTGTAGACCCTGAAGGTATTATTCAGCACGTATCAGTAAATGCTTTAGATACAGGCAGAAATGCAAAGGAAGTTCTAAGAACACTACAAGGCTTACAAGCTGGTGGTCTTACAGGTTGTGAATGGCAACCAGGAGAAGACTTCGTAGCATGATTTTGTTTACAGCGGACTGGCACATTAAACTTGGTCAAAAGAATGTTCCTACTGATTGGGCAATCAATCGGTATCAGATGTTCTTTGAGCAAGTTAATCAGCTAGAAAAAGACTGTGAACTTCATATCATTGGTGGGGATTTGTTCGATCGAGTCCCCTCAATGGACGAACTTACTTTATACTTTGATTTTATCAGAGGAGTAAGTATTCCTACTATTATTTATGATGGCAATCATGAAGCTACTAGGAAAAACAAGACTTTCTTTACTAACCTAAAGAAAGCAACTTCAGATGTAAATGGATTGGTAGAAGTTATTGATACTACTTATGTAGAAGATGACTGGGCTATCCTTCCGTATGCAGACTTACATAGAAAAGGTAGTATAGAATCGATTGACGCAGATATATTATTTACACACGTTCGAGGAGAGATACCACCTCATGTAATTCCTGAAGTTGAATTAGAAAGGTTTGATAAGTTTAAGACTGTATTTGCTGGAGACTTACATGCTCACGAGAATACTCAACGAAATATTGTGTATCCAGGC